GATATCTATGAAGTTAAATTATTAGACTTAAAGGTTGACAGAGAGGGAGAGTAGTAGTATCATAGATACTTATTTCAGGTATGTCCAAAGGTGTAGCCCTCAACTAACCTTCCTGAACCTAAAGACATACGATTATATCGTGCTAGTTTCTGGTCTAGTGCCAACAAAACCAGACTAAGTTTTAAAAGTTTTGCAGGTGTCCGAGCTACTGTAAAAACTTTAGAGGTGGCAACACTTATTAAAGTTGTAGATGACATGGGATAAGAACTAAACCGGAGACCTTCCCTGCAAATTAAATCCTAGATTAAATTCGGGGTAGTCAGTCGTTCGGTGACTATAAAAGATAATGTTCGGGTGCTGGGTATCACTTTAAAGTACCCACTTTTAACTGGAGGGTTATTATGAATTTATATTTTAAATCAACAACACTAGACAAAGAGATAGGTTGGACATGGAAAGACATGGACAAAACCTACTGGGATACTTGGATACCTAAGAAGTCTGATATCAAAATCATTACAAGACTTAACAAAGAACAAAAGAAAGAAGCACTTGATGAGTTATGGGAAGACTTGCAAGGGGCTATACAATTTACACGTGATAGAAACAACGCAAGACGTAGAGCAAAAAGACTTGCACAAGTAAACAAAACGTGATAGAATCTGAACACTTAATACTAAAAAACTAAACCAACGGAGGTAATTATATGTATGAGTATGTAGAAGGAAAAGCTATGTGGGCTAATGTCAGCACACCAAACACTAAGTTTGAGCCACATAAGTATGGAATTGTTGTGTTGACTGATGAAGATACTGCTACCAGATTAGAGGGTGCAGGTTTATCAAGAGTAAGAACCAGAGATGGTCAAGCTAAGTATGATGAACCGGCTTTCTCATTCAGTAGAAAAGTAGAACGACATGATGGGACTACCAATCCTGCACCTAAGTTAGTTGACGCTGATGGTAACGACTTAGATGTTAGTCTTGGTAATGGCTCTGAAGTTACTGTGAAGATTAAACCTTACACAGGAAAGTATGGTACGTTTGCAGAGTTAATAGCTGTAAAGGTTACTAATTTAATTGAATACACTGAACCAAGTTCAGACAACGAGGAATTTTAATATGATTATTACTATTAAAAATGATGATGGCGAATCAGTCTATGATGTTTCAAAGATTGAGGACGAACAGAAGAGAGCAGGTGCTAATGTATCTATCAGTAAGATAGGAACATTGAATGTATTAGTAGAGGCATTGAACTATGCTTCGCAAGGACATCAAAGCAATCTTGAATCTGTATTAAAGGATAGCCCAGAGGCTGTCGTTGAACAAGAAGAAGAAACTGTAGAAGAAACTGTAGAAGATACAGACGAATCTTAATTCATAGTGAGGGCTAACATGGATAAAACTTGGGACAAACTACATCAACCTTGTCCACTTTGTAACAGTAGTGATGCTGTAGGAATCAACGAAGATGATTCAGCAAAGTGTTTCAGTTGTGGAGAATTTATGCCGAGCTATACTAACGCATGTGGAGGAAAGGATATGCAAACAGAAAAGATAATGACAACAACTAAACAACCTGATGTAGTAGATGAGGGAAAATTTTCAGCCTTAACAGACAGAAAAATATCTCAAGCTACAGCCACTAAGTACGGGGTTAAATGTGTACATGATTTACAAGGTAATATCGTTAAACATTTCTATCCGTTCTATAATGGACATGAGCTATCAGCTACTAAGGTTCGTAACGTAAGGAACAAAGATTTCTTTTTATCCGGTAGTTACAACGACACAGGTTTGTTTGGTCAGCAGTTATTTAAAGGTGGCAAGTATGTCACTATAACAGAAGGCGAGTGTGATGCTATGGCTACCTATGAACTCTTAGGTTCTAAGTGGGCTGTAGTATCTATCAAGCGTGGAGCAAACGGAGCAGTTAGGGATATCAAGGAAAGCCTTGAGTTCTTTGAAGAGTTTGAGAATGTAATCATTGCATTTGATAATGACAAGGCAGGTAAGGAAGCTTCTATTAAAGTTGCTAGACTATTCAAACCTAGTAAGGCTAAGATAGTTACGTTACCTAACGGATTCAAAGACCCTAACGACATGCTTCGTTCTAACAGACACAAAGAGTTTGTTGAATGTTGGTGGTCAGCTAAAGTTTATACACCCTCTGGTGTTATAAATGTATCTGAACAGCGTGAGAAGTTTCATAATCGTGAGAAGAAACAAAGTGTACCTTATCCTTATGAAGGACTTAACAAGAAGTTGTATGGTCTTAGAGCAGGAGAACTGGTGACACTTACAGGTGGTACTGGTCTTGGTAAGTCAAGTGTGACAAGAGAACTTGAACATCATCTTATTAAGAACACTACTGATAACGTAGGTATCATAGCACTAGAAGAAGATTGGAGAAGAACCATTGATGGTATCTTATCTATTGAAGCTAATGCTAGGTTATACGTTGACCAAGAACGTGAGAAGTTTTCTAAAGAAGAACTAGATAAGATGTTTGATATACTTTATGATGGACAGAACAAGAATAGAGTATGGGTTCATTCACACTTTGGTACGAATGACATTGATGATATCTTTACTAAGCTTCGCTTTATGATTATAGGATGTGATTGCAAGTGGGTGGTCGTTGACCATTTACATATGTTAGTCAGTGCTGTGCATGAAGGAGATGAGAGACGTGCTATTGATTCTATCATGACTAGACTTAGAAGTTTGGTAGAAGAGACAGGTGCAGGAATCATTTTGGTTTCACACTTACGTAGAGTTGATGGTAATAAAGGACATGAGAATGGTATTGAAGTATCCCTCTCTCATCTAAGAGGTTCAAATAGTATTGGACAACTTAGTGATTGTGTGATAGCTTTAGAACGTAATCAACAATCAGATAATGAAGATGAAGCAAGAACTACAAAGCTTCGTATCTTAAAGTCTAGGTATACAGGAGATGTAGGTATGGCGTGTAGAGTTATATATGATGCAGAAACTGGCAGACTATCTGAAATATCGGATGATGACATAACCTTTGACGCTAGTCTTGACGAGGCATTTTAATGGACTTAGTATTTGACATAGAAACAGATGACCTTAAAGCAACTCTGGTACATTGTATCGTTGCTCAAGATATGGATACTGGAGAGATATATAAATTCCCTCCAGATAAATTGAAAGAAGGTTATGATATGTTAGCTAATGCAGATACTTTAATAGGACATAACATCATCGGATTTGACATACCTATGGTAGAGAAGTTCGGTGGTGTTGACTTGTCAAAGATACCAGTCATTGATACTCTTGTACTATCAAGACTGTTCAACCCTAATAGAGAAGGTGGTCATAGCCTTGAGAAGTGGGGTTACAAATTAGGATATCATAAGATAGATTTCTCAGACTATCTTAATTATTCTAAAGAGATGTTGGACTATTGTGTTAGAGATGTACAACTCAACGCTGTAGTATTAAAGAAACTTAGAGAGGAGAGTAAAGGATTCTCTAAACAATGTATAGCTATTGAACAAGGTGTAGCTAGGATAATGAAACAACAAGAAGTAAATGGATTTAAGTTTGATTTACAATCAGCATTGTTATTACTTGCTGAACTTAGAGAAAAGAAACAATCCATTGAAGATGAAGTTCACAATACATTTAAACCCAAGTGGGTAGATGATAAGTTAGTTAAGCCTTACATCAAGAAAGATGGAGACTTATCTAAGCGTGGACTTACAGATGATGAGTATCAAAGATGTTTAGATACAAATAACTTTGAACCTTTTATGAGACAAACACTACAAGACTTTAATCTTGGTAGTCGTAAACAGATAGGAGAATATCTTATTGACTTTGGTTGGAAGCCTGAAAGGTTTACACCTACAGGTCAGCCTATAGTAGATGAGAAAACCCTATCAGCAATCACACACATACACGAAGCTAAACTTATAGCAGACTTCTTACTACTTCAAAAGCGTATAGCTCAAGTTGATTCTTGGGTTG